CATCGCTTAAACTTACACGATAACTACTACCCATAAAAGGCAAATCGTCCTTTGGATTTAGCACAAAATGTAATAACGAATCAGGCGCATAGTCTTTTTCTTTGTATTTTATTTCATAATCAAAATCATTTTTATCGTCATAATAAAACCTAATTTTGTTATCAGCCAAAGGTCTCAGCTCAATTGTCTTACCACCTCTCGTCAAGGGCATTACAACCGCATTACCTGTCAGCATCATAGATTTCACAACCCAAAAAATAAATGATTTCCTTGTTTGATAATTGTTGGGCTTAATGTCTACTAATCTGCTCAAGTCATTTTTAATTCTTGTATCGCCTTTATCGCCATTTTTCATTAGCTGAATTGTCATGTTGCTAACAAGGTCTGCAATTGTATTAATCGCTGTCAAGACTTCGGGACTATCAGCTAATCTTGTATAGCCCCCGACCAATAAACTTTTTGCATCTTCGCTCATGTAGTAGCCCATTTTGTTATTGCTTTTAGGGTCATTCGACCTTTTAAAAATATCTCTTATTCCCATTTTTCTATTCTCACCTCCTTTTATTTCAGTATATTTTTCATTTTCGCTTTGTTTTCCATATCTTCTAAAAGCGCCGTTGCTCCAAAAGTGCTTGCATCAAAAATATCTATTTTCATATTCTTACTTATTTTATTCATTTTGAGCCATCCATTATAAATTTCATCGGCTTTGACATTGCTTACACAATATTCATACGACCTGTTATGCAAATAGTAGAACTCGCCATTTTTAACTTTGTTTTCAATTCGTCTGATACCTATTGTTTTTAGGCTAGGCAACTGACTAGCATCTTTGAGTTTAAATTTTTCTGATTTCATAATAAGCGTAAATTCTAAAGCCGATTTTCTGTCATAATTTACTTGCTTGATTTTGAATCCTTTGGCTCTCATATCAACAAACCAGCTTGCAATGTCGCTACTCTGAACAACATCAGTGTTTGATAGTGTTGCCCATCCTTCTTCTTGCCATTCCTGAAGTGGCATATTTGATTCTTGTGCCTTAGCAATCGCTAAAGATAAAGGGAAAAAGGCTTGTGTGATAACAATGTCAATGTCTTTTGTTATTGTGTTGTTGTTTTTGTCAGTTGTTTTGTATTTATAGTTTGCATAGATACCGCTTGCTGACAAATCGTGTAAAACTGATAAGTCTGCGAATCCATACCATGTCAAATTGAGTTTTAATAAATCATCAATTGTAAAATCATATAAGCTGTCTGAGTATTTAAACTCGTCAATATCAAAGAAACTATGACTTGATGTTGTGAACACATTCAATGTTTTGTTTTTAAATTCGTTTCGTGTGCCTTCGTCACTATCAAGTGCGATTTTGGCATCATTTACAAGCAAATCTAACGAAACTGTTTCGTTTGCACTAGGATTGACTGCCTCGATTAAAATTGGGTCATCAATTTCTGTTATTTCGTTTGTCATCGGATTTAAGAAATTGCCCTTGTTGTCTCGTGGCGCTGTACACAGATAGATAAAATATCTATCATATTTTTGAACATCTTTTATAGTTTTGTTTAATACTTTTTTTAAAAGCTCTACTCGCTCATCTAAGAAACATCCTATACTATCGCCTGCTGTTGAAACTGCTAAAAGCATGCGTGAGCCACTATAACTTTTCATTGCATCCTTCATAAGCGTATATCTTTTCGGGCGTTTGAAAGCATGTACTTCATCGGCGATTATTGTATTAGCTATTAGTCCATCAAGGTATTTTTCGTCAGCGCCTATCGCACGAATCTCTATGTGTCCTTGCCCAACATCACAATTTATGCTGTGTTCCTGATTGTTTGCACGCATTTTAGGCTTAAACTTGTTCTTGTTATGTTCAAGATTAAGATTGTGCTGAATAAAGTTAAATGATACTTTTGCTTGACTTAATGAGTTGGCTACTATATATGTAGTCGCTCCGCTATTCGCATCAATTAAAGACTTAGCCCATGTTAGGCTTGCGACAAATGTTGTCTTGCCAGATTTCCGAGGCAAGAATAGCAAAACTTCTTGATAGCGCCTTATATTAGTGTCTTTTAAAAAGAACCCGAATAAATTTACTGTTACAAATATCTCCCAGCGAGTTAATTTTATGGGGTTTAATCGTGCCGATGTTCCATCAACATTTTCACCCTTCTCAGGAAAAATCGTACCTTCAATCAAGTCAATCGCAAAATCGAATTGATTCGACTTAAAGTCTAAGTCTGTTCTTTCTAAATCATCTAAAAATCTTTGACACGCTTGTATTTGCTCTAGGTTCGCTATTTTTTTGCCTGTGATTAAATCATTTGCAAATTCTAAAGCTGTTTTAAAGTGAATGCTTTTAATTTTTGATATATCCAAGCACATCACCCACTTTTCAAGCCATCGAACAACTTGTTAAAAGGGTCATCAGCGGTAGCTTTAATATTAATTTCGCTGTCTTTGTTAGCTTTTGCGTTTAACATCAGTCTATCGCTATAAGTTCCAATGTCTTTCCTAAGATTTTCCAAGGATGCAAGAATCGGGCTTTTTTTACCATCACTTTTTTCGGTTGCAACGACTACTTCATATCCTGTTTCTTCAAACTGTTTCGTCAAAATGTAGTATTGCAACAACAAATCTGAGTACACTTCAATCAACTGATTATACTGTTTTTTATATACATTAAGCTCTTTCATATAAGCTATCGTTCTTCGTTTTATCGTGTCTTTCGATGCGATATTTTTATAAACCATTTTTCTTGCTCCTTTCTCTAAAATCTGGGAAAAAATATTTTGAAATGTTTTGAGGTGGGGAAATGACCCCATCGTCCCTTTTCCCACAAGGTTGTCAAGCACTTTTAGAAAGTGGGGGGCATCTGCAAATTTCTATTTTGTTGTTATTTTATTTTTTATTTTTTTAAATTTTAAAACCTAGTCTCGAACTTTTTCATTTTTATTTTTAAAATAAATTTCAAAATCTTTTTTCTTTTTATCTTGCCATTCAAGCCCAAGCCTTGTCGCTGTGTCATTGTGTCTGTTGTGCATCTTATTGTGACAACTGTTGCATAAGCTAACTAAGTTCCAATTCGTTAAACCTAATTCAGAATAATCTTCATAAAAAAATATATGATGAACAACCTGTGCTGTCGTTGTCTTATAAAACCTCTTGCAATTTTGACATTCATATTTATCATTTTTTAAAACTCTTAATCGTTTGCGTTCCCATTTTTTATCGCTGTAAAAACTTGTATTCCTTGTTCTATTAATCTCAAACCTCCTTAAAAAGTGATACAATAAACTTAATAATAAAATATAGGAGGTTTTATGTATATATTACAAACCCAATCTACGAATCAAATTTTATCATCAAAAGTGATACTAGATTCTATCATCCAGTATTTAATACCAATAACTTCTTTTTTAGTTTCATTTGTTGCTTTTGGGTTTACTCTAATAAGGTTTAATAATGAGAAAGCTAAATTAAAAGTTTCTTTTCCAGATACAGATTCTACCGAAATGATAGTTGATAGGACAAGCAATAAATCACCTGATATATATTGGCAATATAAATTTCGTTATATACCCAGTGTAATAATCACTAATAAAAGTTCTAAACCCATTTCAATATACGAATTTATTTTAAATGGAAGCACATGGAACTTGTACACTAACTATGGAGAAAAATACGAAACAACATATAAAACAAATCGTTTTAAACAAAGTGGTCTTATTTTCACCATTGCTGATAATGAGGAAAGTTTAAACTATAATTTGTCTGAAAAGAATATGCTCCAACCAGTGATAAATCTTGCCCCTTATGAAACTGTACACGGAAATCTTTTTTTTATGTATGATACTCCACTTCCCAATAAAGCAAAAATGATAATTAAAACTTCTCGTAAAAATATCAAAATAAAAATCAATAAACCGAGACAGACAATATCACTTCTCGTGACTGATTATGTCCGACCAAAACTAGATTAACTTCATCAGGCGTTACGCCAAAATTCTTTAAAAACTCAACTAGCAATCTATCTCTAAATTGTTCAAGTGTTTCATCATCTCGCATTTCACTAACTCCTTTGTTTTCCTACCTAAAAATTACATCTGTAATCAATACAATCAAAAAAATAAAGGGTATTAGCAAACCCTTCAAATTTTTTAGAATAATAAGTGAAAAGAATAAAACGACATTATAAAAAATGGACAAAACATTATTTTCTTCTTCTTCACTAAGTATACTCCGCCTATCCTCACTTTTTCATCACGAAATTTTAATCAAGTAAAAATAAAGAAAAAAGCTAAGTCATTACAACTTAGCCTTTTATTTATCAATTTTTTATCGTCTTTTATATTTAATAATAAAAGTTATAGATTATATTGAATATAAATCATTATTAATGGTATAATTAATTTAAATATACATGGAGGATTGTATGAATATAAATGTTGAAACATATGACTTTACCAATCAAAAAATTGTCAGCGAGTTTGTTAAAGATTTTGATTTGCCAACAAAATGTCCACATTGTAATCAAACTGGTATTCAACAATTTGTAAATGGAGTTTTAATTGAAGACAACTCTAAAGAAAAAAATCTATTTTTTTATGGACAATTAGTAAAAAGTTTTAGCATTGTCACTTGTTGTCTTAGCTGTAAAAATTATAGTACTAATATCATAAATTACCAAAATGATTCTAGAAATGATAGTTACTATATATCATTAGAATCTACTTTTCCACCTTTCGAGGAAATAGAAAATGACCCCCCTCAAAATATAAAAGATGAATATCCTAATTTTTATAATATTTGGAAAGAAGCAACAGAAGCTAAAAATTCTGGCTTACATAATCTTGCTGGTATGGGTTATAGAAAATCAATTGAATTTCTTACTACAGATTATCTACTAAAAAATCCAATTGAGGGTGTTACTGAAGATTGGATAACTAGTCCCAAAACGACATTAATACAAAAGATAAATAAGTTAGATAAGCCTAGACTTGTTACGCTTGGCAAAGCAATTGCATATCTTGGAAATGATGAAACACATTACACACGAATACATGAAGATTATTCAATGGATGATTTAATAAGTTTTATTGACTTATTCATTTCAGAAATAGAAAGTGATTTAAAATTTACAAAAGCAGAAAAATTGATAAAAAGACCAAAAAAATAATATTGAAAAAAATCTCTATCTAAGTAGAGATTTTTTATCTATGCCACCGCCTTTAATTCATTTTCAATCTTGTCTCTTTCAGCATAAATGACATTCACAAGTTTATAAGCAAACTGTCTACCTTTATTTTCTCTAAACATCGCTAAAGCAATTTCTTTGTCAATACTATTAAACGCTTTACTAAACAAATACTTGCATTTGCTATCATGTAAATCTAGCAAAGCCTTGTAAATCTTGATTTCGTTGCTGTCCTCACATTCCAAAACAGAAACAACACTATTAGTTAATTCCAATCTTGTATTCAATTTATTCGCTCGCTCACTCACAACTTGATATTTATCTTTTTTCTTCTCGATTGCCTTAATTGTCCGATTCAAGCGATTGTTGAAACTCTTGGCGTTTAATTCAAGATTCTTCATAGTGCTGTCAACGCCCATTCCCAAAACACTCTTAACAAAAGTTGCTTGACTTTTAGTCAGATTATCTTCGCAAATATCAACCGCAAATGCCTTGTTTTTATTGCTAGTTAGCTGTGTATCGTCATAAACATATTCGCCTGACAAACTAGGATACTCATCAAAATAAAATTCTTTTGCGTGTATTTCGTCAATGTAATTTACTTTTACTTGTTGCCACTCCTTTTTTTTGCCTTGTCGATATTTTCCCAAATCTGATATAAATTCTTCATTTGTCAACTGAAAAGCCTTTTGAAAACAATATCTTTCTATAGCAATATAACTAGCCCCCAAACTATTGTTTCGCTCGTAAATTTGCAAAGCTTCCCACAAATTGCTAATAAGCGAATCCTTAGCTGGGTTATAATCTTTAGTAGAATACTTCCCAAATTTTCTGTTTAACTTATTCGCATAAACCTCAACCCATTTGCTCATCAACATTTTTTCGATTATTTCATTTTTTAATTCTACAGTTGTCATTTTTTTCTTCTTTCGTTTTTGCTTTTGTTTTGCGAAAAAAGAATCCCCTTATTTTTAAACTGTTATTGTAATTGTTACTATTTTTTAGTTATTTGTTCTGACATAAACATCATTTTTATCTTGATGTCTAAGTCTGTATCTAGCTCTGTACTCAAGATTTTCGTAAAATTCTTTTATTGCATAGTCTTCCCATCCATCTTCTTTTATATAAAGTTCTTTTTTTGTGTCTACAACTAATTTTAAAAAGTCTTTTTCTAGTGCATCTTTAACACGATATTCTTCATAATACTTACTAAGTTCTGCTACAACATCTAAATATTCACTCTTATTTTCTACAAAACCAAGCAATTGATAGCCATTGAAATTAGGTGCGTCCCAATATTCAGGCGATAGCAATAATTCAACAAATTCTTCTTTTTCTTTTTGTGTCATTTTAATTTCAACTTCCATTTTTTAATTCTCCATTTTTATATATTCTATTTTATTTTTATTTTATCTAACTACTAATTTATTATCTGTACTCGCAAACTCAAAAATCGCATTTCTATCAGACCATTTTAACGCCTGCGTAAATATTTGTAATTGATTATCTTCGCTGTCCCAGTCAAAACTGTGTTCACCGTCAAGTTTCTCAATCAAATATTCGTTTCTAAAAATCGGTAAACCTCCAACAATTCCATTCTTTGATGAACTTTGGCAATCATATAATAATTTTGTATGCCCAATAAAATTTCTCTGATACATTACTGTCTTGTGATTGACTATCCAATCTTTATAAACGCCTTTAAGCATTAATTTTTGTCTGCTGTAGCTACTGTCTTTTGTGATATGCAAACACCAATATTTACCATCTCTTACTGCTATTAAGTCAACGCCCATTACAGTGTCAATTAAATTATGTCTAAAAACTTGATACCCTAGCAATTCCAATTGTTTTGATGTCATAACCTCTATTAAATAACTTTTATATGCTCTGTCAGCACGCCACACAATGCAATTTTTAATAAATTCTTTGTGTTTATCGTTATACCACCCAACATGTTTAAGATGTCTAAAGCTATATTTTAAATATGCTTTCCTGTATTCAAATTGTGACGGTAAGCGCCGATACTTCATTTCAAAGTTATGAAAAAATCTGATTAAAATTGGCATATACAATTTATTTTCATATCTACTTTTTAACTCTACTTGCTCTGCTGTCCAAGTGCCATCATTTTTGAATATTCTTTCCTCTATGCCAATTTTGCTTATAAATTTGTATGCTTGTATATATTCTTGTTGTTGTTCTAGTTCTGTTAAATGTTCCATTTTTCTTTACTCACTTATTTTTATAATATGTAAATAAAGAATCCCCTATTTTTTAACAGTTTACTTCAATTGTTACTATTTTTCTAAATCATCTTCAAACATTTTTGCTTTTAATTTAATCATGTCAGACTGCATGCTCATTATCTGCAATTCCAATTTCAACATCTTCAAAAATTCGTTTTCTGCTTGTGTTTGTTGTGTTTGTGCTGTGTTTTCAGTCATATTTTTACCCTGCTTTCCTTTTTACGCTTGTGCAAACAATTCATCATAATCAACATCATCATTTTTAATTTCTCTTGGCAATTCAATAAATTCAACGACATCTGAGTTAATAAGTTTTTTGTATTCTTTTTCTGTTTGTTTGTACTCAAACATGTTAGCTTTTCCAAGTCCAATTTGCTCGTCTAACTCAGTCATAAACTTGAAATAATTGCGTTCTTCCATTTGTCTGTAAGGCACAATAACACTTTCTCTGCTATTTGCCATCGTTCTAACGATTGAACTATCATATCGCCAGCCTTTGCCATTTTTAAACTCTCTTTTAACATACAAGCTGTCTCTGCTTTGTTTGAACTCTTTAACAAACTGTTTCCTAAGTTTATCAACATCAACATTTTCGTCTTTTTCAATTTTTATATTGCTTAAGTTAAGCTCAACCTCCACCCAAATCTCGTTTGACTTAAAGTTTTTTTGTACATAATCAG